GTCCCCACTCCGCTCGATTGCACTGCCGCATTGGTAACCACGGCCGTCGCAGAAGTCGTTGCGGTTAGGCGGTTGATAACCGGCCGATTCACCAGATCGCTCAAGCCTTGCAGCCAGGTGACACGCGGGCCGCCGCTTCCGCCTTTTTCCCAGTGCACAGGATTCAGGGTCTCAAGTAGCTGACGCGACACCGCCATTAACTAACCCTCGCAATCGACTTCGCCCAGCGTTCTTTTTGATCTTGTGTTCCGTTCACATAAGCATCGGCAATGCGCCAGGGGATGGGATCAGAAACCGTGACCTTCGGTGTCCAACTGCGCCAGCTCCCGAGCCGCCGATCGATCGCCACTTTCTTGAACTGTCCCGCCTTGCCGCAGGAGATCATTCGCTCCGGCGTCCACGTCTTACCGAAGTCTTCCGAGTAACTGAACATCGCTTGCGGATCGCGAGGATTGCCGAAAGCATCGACCAGTGGCGGCATCGGGCCGAGCCCGGTTTCAAAATCCACCTGAAATTCGTTGATGGGAACGGTGAGCTGGCCGCCTTCGTTCGAGATCGTCGGGCCGATGCGGGTACGAACGATGGGGTTAAAGACTCCCGGCGCGGTGTTTTCCGAGAGATACTGGGTGCTCATGGCGTACACGTTTCCGGAATTGCGATCGCCGACCAGGTGCGTGGCAAAATTGAAGCTGTGACAACGTCCGAGATGGGCTGCTGGTAGGCCTTTCACAAGGGACGACCGCCGCGCCCAGCTCCCGAGATCGACATCGAGTGTCCACGTCGCGTTCGCGGTGGGGAACCAGAGATCATAAAAATTGTGGCCCTGGTCCTGCCGCGCCATTCCTACCGCATCCGAGATTTGCGGCTGCTGCGCCATCCAGTATTCAAAGCCGTGATCAGAAACTCGCTGCGGAAGATAGCCATTGGCAGCGTAGACCACGCCAGTTCCGCCGCGTTCATCTCCGCCCAGCCACATGAATGTCGTTCCGCTTTTCATGGCCACGCGCTTCACCGAATACTGCGCGAGGATTCCGACTTCCATGAATCCGCCGCTGGCCACATCAAAAGGGAAGAGCGGGGAACCCGAGGTGTAATACGCCACCGCTCGCTTTCCCCCGAAGACCCACAAGCGTTCATTCGAAACAATGAGGGAGAGAAGCTGATCGGAGAACACTGAGACTTGAGCCACGGAAATGCCTGGCCAGGTGGTCGCGTCTTCGGGATTTGAAACCGACCAGGTATTCCCCTGACTGAGCGCGATGAAGAAGCCGTCGAGAAATTCAACCATCAATACGTTCGTCGGTGGCGTAGTGAGCGCCTGGAATGTGTCCGAGATGAGCGAGAACACGGTGAGCGTGCCGCCACTCGCGATCAGCACTTGCGTGGGATAGCTTCCTCCCACAGTTCCGCCGCACACCATCGTTACGGGAAGACCGTCGTCGATGATGTTGTTATTCCCACCAAAGCCGCCGTAGTCGATTGCTCCCGACTGGGTCAATTCGAAAAGATGCGTTCCTGCCACCGCGAAGGTCCGATTACTGAAGGTCTCGATTCCCCGCACTGAAGGCAAGGCAACGCCAGCGACGGCCGAGAGATTGGCAAATATCGAAAGACCCGGCGTGCCGATCAAAAGAAACGGCGTGCGGGCGTTCGGCGATTCCATCTGCTCCAAATAGAAGTTGATCAGAGCTTCAGCATCACCCAGAGGCGATGGAGCCTGGTACGCGGGTCCGCAGAATCCGAATCGCATATAATTTCAGCCGATGAAGTTAAAGGCGCGGGACATCATTCCGGGTTGGCCGAAAGGACGATCCACCTCGGTCTTCGGACCGCTTAATTCGAGTCTCATACTGTGGTTCGCATCGATCAGAGCCCGCGAGGATGAATGCGACAAATTGAGATTCGCTGAACAACTTGCCAGTCTCGAATACCACCAAGCCCAGCAAAACCTTCTCCATGCGTACTTCGAGGCGTATCGCTCCAAGCCCGAAGAATCCCACCTGCTGATGCTCCCATTAGTTCTTCAAACTCCGGCTGGCTGATCCGGTGTAGATGTTCCCCATCCCGCCACTCGGAAGCAGTGCCGAGTCGCACACAGCTTCTTTGGGACGAACGTTGATGCCTGCGACGCGCTCTTTCGATTCGGCGGCGAGCTTCTGCACGATTGCCAGTTTTTGCAGATCGCAGGGAAACTCCGCTGCCAGGCGAAGCGCCAGGTTGTAGCGCAACATCTCCGCGTAACCCGGAGGAAAAAGAAACGGTGCAGTTAGATTCGGGAACTGCTGCAACAGCCCCCAGATGTAGAGAATGACCGGGTTCGCCTGCGTCGGCACCGGCCAGAAGTAGAGCACCATGTCGGGGAAGACGGCACTCGAATCGTCCACAAAGCAGACTTGGGGAAGGATTGACGGCGTGGATTTGTTGGCAATACCCTGCCATTGCACGTCGTCATACATCTCCATGTCGATTTCGACAGGAGTAGGCTGCGAAGCCGCGTACATGATCGAAACCCGCTCGACTCGCGACGGCCGCGGCAGAAGGAAATTCTCCGTGCCTATCGCATTGCCCAGCGCGTAAGACGCCTGATTCGGAACCAAGGTGAGTGTCTTCTGGTTCTGATCTAGCGTCTGGATGGCGGTGGCTGGAATCTGGGTGCGCTCGATCGAGAAGCTATCGAGCATGCTATTCAGCACCAGGGCGCAATCCGTGAGCTCGTCATTTGAGAGATTCAATCCGCTGCGCAGCGCTCCGACCAGGCGCAACCCAGACTTGATGAAATCCGTCGCCGATTGAGCGAGCGGGTTTGTGGGGTTATTGGGCATGGGGGTTTAGAATTCGGTTATGGAAGCAGGCGAAGAGTTCCCTCAGATGAACAGCCTTGATAGGTCGGAAGTCTGCGAAGAGTGCTTTCTCGCGCTCAAAAAGCGAAACGGCCAAGTCTGCCAAATCGCCAATCTCTACACTCTCGACGGAAAACCCTGCTTCGGCTTTTGCCTTGAGCTAGACGGCTAGCCGTTCGCCTTCAACCACTCATGCTCTTCGGCTTTGGAGTTGACGATCGTCGCGTCCATCGCCCGGTTCCACTCCCTTTGCGCGTTCTCAAGAAGCTGCTCCGGGTTCGCCTGGCCCTTGAAGTCTGCCAGTTTCGGCGCGGGGAATTTGCCCATCATCTTCGGGTAATCGTTCTTGGAGCGATCGTACTGCCTCGGAACGTAGGCTCCGTGCTTGCCAGCGGTGGGAATATATTCGTGGTGCCCGCGCCGGATCTGCTCCTGCTTCGACGGGTCTTCCATGTTGAAATTTCCGGATGCCATAGATTTCTCCTGTGTTTTTGAAATGGGGAGGAACTAGCGTGATCTATAAATCACGCGGTTTCGTCGGATGCTTCTTCTTCCTTCTGGTCGAGATACGCTTGCTCTTCCTCGGCGCTGTTCACGACCACGGGTTGCTTGCCGACTCCAGAAGGATGATCGACGTGATCGACTGCCTTGGGGAATTCGACAACTGTGCGTGGATCCTTGTCCGGGGAATCGGTTTCGGTGGGAAGGTGCACGCCGCGTGTGGCCTGTTCGTGCGCATCGAATGGAACCGGCGCGATCTTGTCGCTGCCGTCTAGCTTTATGTCTGCCATGTAATTTTCTCCGTGGAAAGAATGTGGGCGCTGATACGCTCAACGCCCGAAGCGGGGAGGAAACTAACTACTAGCCGCTGATGCTCCACTTCGACTGAACCGCATCCCACACAAAGGTGTAGGTCTTACCGCTCAATGTCGTGATCGCAGCTCCGATCTCAAGATTGCCGCCGGTGCCAAACTGCGAAGCAGTTCCGGAGTCGACAATCATCGAAAATGTGCAACCACCGACCGCCGTGGCATCGCAGCCCACGGGGGTGGTGATGGTGGTTACAGCGGTTGTCCCGGTCAGGTGAAACAGTGGTCCTGTCGGGAGGATGGTCCCGGCCGAAGCAACGGCAGTGTTCGGAACATCCGTGACTGTAGTCAACGGGTTCACGAAGCCTGGAATCCAGGTCTTCGAGATGGTCGAGCAAATCCATTGCGCACCGGTTAGGACGTTAACCCAGGGACTGGTAGGCGTGCCCGTAGCAGTACAGGTTCCATTGGCGGGCGGGTCTTGCTGGAAAAGCCCGTTCGGAACCGGATTCCCGCCGAAGGCGATGGTGTTTGCGTAGTTTGGTCCGTAGAGCACCATGTCTCCGGATGGATGCGGAGCCGCCTGCGTGCCCATATAGCCGCGATTGACGACCAGGATGCACGAGGTGGTGTTCACGCTGAAAACGCCCATCGCTTCACGTCCGACATAAATGATCGACGAAGGGGTTCCCGGCAGAACAGGAGCGGCAAGACCGGTACACGACGCCAGAGTCACCGTGCCAGAGATGGTCGGTGTCGTTCCGGAATAGAGCGCTGGGCCGTTGACTGCCGAGGCTAAAGTAGTTTGCGTAAGCGCGGTCTGGCCGAAGCATGCTCCAGCCAAACCCGCCACGAGAGAGAGAAGCACAGCAATTTTCGTGAATCGGTTCATAGGATTTATTTCTCTTTTCTTTTGGGATTTGACTTAGAACTAGCTGGCGATCCGCGAGGCACCCTGCGGGTACATAGTGAGCCATCCGCCGAGTACGTCGAGCCGCATCAGCAAGCGGTCAGTGTTGATGTCAGGTTGCGCCCACATGCGGATGGCAAGGCCGAGATCCTTGTCCGCAGCCATCTCAGAGATGTGCTGGTTGTCGTACATCTCGAGATCCGCGCAGCCGAAGGTGAAAGCCTCCGGATGGAACACCAGTCCGCGCTGGCTGGTTACGGCACTGGCTCCGGATACCGTAATGACAGCGCTGTTCGCTGGCGACACATCGACGGTCTGGTAAGGACCGGCTAGCGTGATGCCATCGCCATCCACGCAAGCGATTGGAATATTCGCCTGTCCGGATCCGTTCGAAGTGACGTTTGCGGTCACCACAAACCCACGCAGATCGCCGGTCGACTGACGAGTCAACGGGTTGATGCGGTGGACACCAGCGAAGTAGATGATGTCGCCCTGGTTGAGCACCTGGGTGTTGTTCGACCAGCCGCTCGATGCGATGGACGATCCAGTTTGGTTCGCACCGTTGACCACGGGCGAGCCGCCCTGGGTGCCTGTCGTGAAGGTGGGCGCGTTCTGGGTACGGAAGAACGTCATCCCGGCTGCTTCGGTGACTTTGCCCTTGATAAAGTCATCGCTTCCGCCGTCTTCGCCTTTCGCCAAGCTGCGCAGGAAGCCGAGTGACGCGGTGCCTCCGCCATTGGTGATCAAGCCCTGCAATTGCGGGAAGATGATACGCATCATCTTGGGAGAGACGTGGGTGGTGATGTCGTCTTCGCCGTCGATGGGGAATCCTTCGTCCGCAATGAACTGACTGGCGTTCTGGTAGACGTCTAGAGTCGCAGGGACCGTTCCCGGCGCTCCCACTTCGGCAGGCACGTTGATGAACTGCTGCAAGCCGTCGTAGTCGATGTCGTTGGCGAGCTGCACGATCTTTGGTTTGGTCACCCGATTGGTGAAATCGTCGAGTGAGAGCGTGAGATCGGACGAGGTGAAGGCGCAGGCTTGCTGATACTGCTTGTTGAGGACCAAAGGAACCGAGCGTTCGATGTAGTCCTGCAACTGAATGCCTTGTCCGGCGGTCGAAACCGAGCGGGCGGGCTTGCGGATGTTGAGGATATAACCGATCTTCGCGCCGGAGCGTCCGAAGCGGTCATCGTAATTGCGTTTCACTTTCTTGGTGAAGGACATCGAATTTTCAAGCACCATCAGGTTCTTGAAACTGATCTCCTGATTCGTGAGAATTGAGTTTCCCAAAGTCGTTCTCCTTAAGAGGGTTTACCTGCCGGCACGATCCGCAACTTTGAAAGATTTGTAATCGCGTTTCGCTGCTGCCTCGCGTCGGGTCAGGCTGGATTGCGCCGCGTTGGTCGAGAGGGTTCGCACTGGCTCAGGAAGCACGCGGGGCTTGGGTTTCGGGTTCTCCGTGCTGGGCTTGCCGCCTTTTAGCTTGTCGGCGAGGCGTCCCACTTCGATCGCGGCACGGTAGGGCGTCATTTCCGCCAGCTCGTCGACGACTTCCGGGTGTTGCCCGAGGTGATAGGTCACTCGCGGCCCCTCTTTGCCTAAATCGACGATGGCGTAATAAACCGCCTGTGGAATGGCGAGTTTCTGGTCGACTACTTCATCCCAGTCGTCGTGATCTTCTTTGAAGTCAGCGACTGCGTCCTTGTAGTCGGCGAAATTCTTGGCGAGGCCGTCGTTCAGCCTCTTCTGCGCGTTCTCAACTTCTTCATTGGCGCGGCGCAGTTTGTAGCGATAGTCGAACAGAGCGTCGTCGAATTCCTTGTCGCTCTTGAAATCTTCGCGCTTGGGCTCAGTTGGTGGCTTGACGGTTTCGGTGGCCGCAGCCTTACCCTTTCCAGTTTCGAGCGCGGCGAGGCGTTCATTCGCTTTCGCAAGTTCCTCCCGCAGTTCCTTGGTGGCTTTCTCGACGGCTTTCTGACGTCGGGTGGGTTTGTGCTGTTGACGGGTTTCGGGTTTGTCCCCTGCCGCTTCTTTTTCCTCTTCCTCTTTTCGCTCACCGTCCTCCGTCGCAGCATCGAACTCAGCTTTCGCCTTCTCCCACTCTTCGTCGGATTCAAAATCTTCCGGCTTGGGCTCGACGGGTGCGACCACTTCCGGCTTTTCCGGCTCGAATCCGTTTTTGGTTAACACGCTTTCGAGCGACTCTTTGGTCGCTCCCTGGCTTCCTGAACTCAAAATGATCCCTGATGGCGTCATCACTTCCTCCTGTGTTTGTAGGGTTTGTGGATTGCTCTGGATTGCTTACTGCGTAACTGGCTGCGGTCTCGGCGTCGGGGACGCTGGGACAATCGGCTGCACGTGCGGCTCAACCTGGTTCGGCAACTCTGGTGTGTTCGGGGCGGCACCGGCATCGTCGTCGATGCTCATTCCTTCGTGCATGGCGCTTAATTGCATGGTGATGGCCTCTAGCTGCTTGTCCATCAATGCTTGCGCTGCCGCATCGTGAGATTTAAGCCGTTGCACAGTAAGAGCCGTGAAGTTATTCATCAGCGCGATGCGCTCTCTCGATTCGAGATCCAAACGCTTCGTGCGAATAGTGTCCGAGGCCCGGTTCATCTCCATCAACAACTGGTTGTATTGCGTGCTCAACTGCTGCAACTCTGCTGTCGCCTTCGTTAGCCTGCTCTGTACATCATCATCGTCGGAGTCCAGCAAATTCGGGGGTAAGAGTTTCTTGAAGCGGGCAGCTAAAATATCGGCATCCGCAAAGTCGGCATTGCTGAACCAAACATCTCCCAACACTGGCAGCATTTGCTGCGGGTCCTCTGCGATGACCATACTGATGGCTTTGAATGCTTCCTGTCGTTGGGTCTGGTACATCGGTCCACTCGAAAGTGTGAGGTCATAATCGCCGACTCCCACGTCGTAGGCCATCTTCATCCCGGCGTCGGGATTCAGCATTGCTTGCGCGTCTTGCGGATCGGAGTATGAGGAGTTAAAAACCACTGCGTGCTTGGTCGTGTCGTCGGGGTTGATGATGCGCTGCACTTTCGCCCGCGAAATGTATTTCGGCCACAAATCGAGAAGTATCTTCCCCTGCCAGGCGATGGCTTCATTCAGCTTGTCGTGCCACGAGATCATCCCGGTATCGGACTGCTGGCGTCGGCTCAGAATGGCGAGCCCGGATTCTTGGGTATTTCCAGCTTCCTCGCCGAGTGAAGACCCGTAGATTCCGACGACTGCCTTCATGTCGTAATCGGCCTGCTGGATCAGGGCTTGCATGGCCTGAATCGGAGCTTCGCGATTAGCCCGCGAGGGGACAGGTAATGGACGGTTCTGCGAATCGTATGCCTTATGAAAGACGTGGGAGAAGTTTTTCCGGCTCATCTGGCGATAGTCTTCGCCGTATTGCGCGTTCTCGTCGGCCACCCACAACGGGTCTTTCGAGACCATATCCACTTGCTCGACCGCACGCGTCACCATGAAGTCATAAATCCGTTGCGCATCGCGATAGTCACGGATCATTCCGGCACGATAGATTTTTCCATCGACGTTCAGGCGCACGCCGTTGAATTCAGGAAGGGGGATGTACTTACCCAGCCACTCGTAGCGCGCGAGCACCTGCATGGCGTCATGCTTGATGCAGTGCACTTTGCGAATCACGGTTTCCCGTTTGTTCCCACCCGCGTTCTTGCGCTCCTCTTCGGTGATTTCATCACCTAATTTGATCGATCCGTCATCGAGGTGATAGAGAATCGCCGGGGTGAGCTCAATCCACCAGTATTCCGCTACTCGTGCACCGTCTTTCGTAACCCAGCCGGGCTCTGCATTCCCCATTTGGCTAGGGAAATTCAGCCGCGCGAGCTCAGTCTTGCCGAATTCCGTGAGGTATTCGTCTTTCTGGAAATCACGGATCACATGTCCCCACAGAGGATCGGTGCCATCCGGACGGCGAACCGGCGAGAGATAGACGGCGAAGGGATTCTCGATTGCCTCGATGCGCGGCTCCTGGTCGAAGCCTGTTTCCGAAACGTAATCGACCTTAATGCGCCAGGGACACCAGCCAATCCGCATCCCCATGTCGTAAGAGCTGTCGTAAGTGGTGTCAGCTCGGCTGGCCACTTCGATGTGACGCAAAACGCCCTGATGAATCTTCGCGACTTGCAGGTCCGCGCCGTTTCCGACCGGGCTCACCAGCATCGCGGGACGGTGCTGGCGTTCTTCACCGGTGTACTGGCGTAAGAACGACGGCGCGCGGTTGATGGTTAGACAGGGTTTACCTTCGATTTCCCGGCTGGCTTTTACAGCGTCATCCCATTGCCCGGTGCCGATTGAGAACTTCAGGTCTTCGAGCCCCTGCCGCCGCGATT